TTGTAGTTCGCTGTGAACAACGCTTCTGGCCTCAGAATCTTCCTGCCGTAAAGCTGCATTCCACGAACAATATCTGCAAAGGTATCTGGTGAGCGGAAGCTCTCAGTCTTTGCGATTTGCTCGGCGGTAGCACCAGCGCTATCGTGTCCAGCCAACAGAACTCCGAAGTTAGTTTCGGAACCTGCAGCGGCTGCAGTACCTGAACCTGTACCTAAGTAAGGAAGGTTATTGGACTTGTAGACACGGAAGCCACGGATAGTACCGGGCATACGTCCGTTACGCATTTCATCGCCGCCACCGAAGTCTGCGTTGATGAGCTTGCTGTCTTCATCCATCAGGATTTCTGCGAACACACTGTCCACTACGATCCAACGACCATCAGTATCAACATTGGCCTGATCCATTTGACGTGCGATACGGTTCATAACCGCCAAAGGTGAAGTGATTGCACCTGCTCCACCGCCTGCAGCGATTGGAATAGATGTTACTTCGCCCGCCACACCAAGATCACTGCCACCGAAGCTAGTAATGTCTAGTTGGTTCGAGTCCAAAAGCTCGTCCGCTCCTGCGTTACTATCAGCTTTTGTGCCGTTAGCTGCAGTACGACGTGCCCATGAACCTGCTCCGCCTGCCCAGCCAGCCATGTAGCCGAGAACTTCAGAATCGAATGTGTCACGCAAACGGTAACCTGCACGGTCTGTTGCCAGATCCATAAAGTTAACATGCCAATCTTCAACAAGTTTCGCTATTTACTTGTCCGTTCTCTTACGAACTGCTGCATATTTCTATGCAGAGGAGACTATATCATCACCCTAACATTCTGCGTTAGGGGCTAGGCGCTTCGGATCGCTTGATCCTACTCTCTTCCGAGATAGTCGTTGAACCTTCCTCTTTCGAGGCTTGGCTGCTGATTGTCTTCGTCTTATACGTTAAGATGTCCCAGCAATTCACCTAGTTTTTCGATCAGGATTACTCCTGAAAGCTCCCATATATTAAGAGTGTGCTTCTTCAATGTCGTCGATTGCGAATTGGAAGTAGTTGGCCTGATCGATAACCATTGTGAAGTCGGCATCGGTCAAGTCTTGTGTTGCAAGAGTAGTACCACGAGCATAAGTGTTGATTGTGATATCTGGCTCTTTGATAATCTTCACTGAATCGCCCATGTTTGCGATCTCTGAAGCATAATCTGTGTTAGTTACATCCTCTACAACAGAACTCTTGCGGAAAGCCTTCTGCACAAGTTTGCTGTAAATTACAGGGCTGAAGTTCCCTGAGTTCAAGTTGGTATAGCCAGAGGCTTTTGCGAATGCCATAATAATTTCTCCTTTGAAATGGCAAAGCTCCTAAGTGGAGCAGTCAGATCAGAAGGGACTATTAAGTGGCAGTATTAACTTCTGGGTGGTGCAGCCTAAGCCACAGGCCAGAATATACTGGTGGACTTTTTGTCTTTATTCTTCTGGGGGTTTTAAAGCTTGTAGGGTAGCTTCCGTATGGAAGGGCCTATAGCCTTTAGTGAAATGACCTATTAAGAAATAGGATTTCCTTATATGATCATTATAACATGGTGGCGGTATTAAAGCAATAGTTAGTATAGGTATACCTGCCCCCGCAGGGACAGACCTAGGATACAGGTATTATTTTATACGTCAATAACTATTTTCATAATTACGCCACTTTATTATCTTGCAGCACCTGTCATGTCGTAGATAAACTTACCAGAGCGCATTGCTGCCATGATTTCATCTTGGTTCTTCTCGAACTCATCATCAGACAGTTTGTTAACCTGACTCTCACGCCAAGTACCTTTTGCTGTTGCTGTAGGTGCGGCTGAATTTGTGCGACCTACCGACTCCGCTGCAGAGAAGTTGCCTGTACGTTTTCCTTTGTCGGATTTGTATAGGTCAATCGCTCTACCTGCGGCCTGTGCATCAGAGTTGTTTTTATAGAGAGCATCCTGAATGTATGTTGGCTGTAGAGCTACCCACTCGTGGAAATCCTTAGAAGCACGGATTTTGTTAAAGTCAGGATGTAGCTTCATAAGCCTCTGCTCTGCTTCTTTGCGAGTAAGCTTATGCTCTAGATCTTTAAGGCCTTGCAGACGCTTCTCACCCTCTTCCAGTGCTTCGTTTGCACGTTTACGGGCGATAGTATCGACGATGTTTGCGACATCGGGGTACTTCTTAGACCACATCTCTACTTCTTGATCAGTCTTCGGAAATTTGATTTGGCCTTTAGCTGCAGCGTCTAGCTGCGCTTTCATCTCAGAAAGCTGTCGATCTTTTTCAGATAACTGGTTCTGAGTATGCCGCCGTAGATCCCCATAACGCTTTTGATAAGTAGCTTCGTTAGGATCTGCAGGCATAGGTTCTGCCCTCGGCTGTGCCTTAGCCATTTCTTGGCTATAGCTAGTTTCATCTTCTAGGCTGTCTGCTCGTTTATATTTAGCCATTATTTACTCCTTGGGGGCTTCACTGAGTGAAGGTGGCCCATCGCTAGGCTATGAATGCGAACTTTGTTCTCTTCATAGTCCCAGGCAATACAGACGTTTCAGGATACTCCTCTCCAGCACCTTCTTCGTCCAATTCATCCTCAACCTCTACGGCGGGATACTCTACTTCGATGTCCTCTTCAGGCACATCTGCAGTGTCTTCAGATACCTCTTCGGAATCCTCGACTTCTTCACTATCTTCTGCGCTGTGGTAACCTGTATTGTTGCAGTGTTCGCAGCCTCTACCTTCGCAGGCAGGGCATTCTACAACTCCTGATGCCTCTTCTTCCTCGACGTATTGGATCAGGCCTTCAACAGCCATTCCCATAAGCCCCATCTTGGCTTCATCCTGCATCTCCATGATATGCTTTAGGCCGTGCCACTTAACGACATCTGCAGGCAGAACGTATTCGCCTTCGCTTATTGCAATGTCGATGTCATCACGTACATTTTCGGCAGTAGAACCTATAGGGATTTCATTACCTGAAATCTCATCATACATTGGCTCCATCATACCACCGCAGGCCATACCCTTTTTATCCTGATCTGGGTCATCTGCCATAGCTTGCTGTACAGCTTTTCCACGAGTTTCCTCGTACTTCGACAGCTTTCCGTCACCGTCCAAGTCAGCTTCCTTTTGATTTAGTTGGAATTTCTTGTCAGCCATCTCTCTGCCTTCCTGTGTGGTGATACCCTTTCGAGCCTCTGCTAATCCGCCGAGGGCAAAATTAGGTGAATTTTCATCTTTCTCTGGAAGCATAATGCCGCCTTCTGCAAAACTTACTGCGGCGCTTTGCAAAGGCTCGTCTTGTACAACATCTTGTACAACATCTTGTACAACTTTTATGTTGTGCGATCCGTATAGGTCTGTGACAGGCTCTTGATTTCCATAGCCTTTGTAAAAGGTGTGGTTACCTATCTGTAAGGGTTCCTGTCCCTCGTACTGACTACCTCTGGCTTTTGTCTTTTTCTCGTTCTGGAAAAAGGTACTGCCTTGAGAAGCGTCATCCCCTAGCTGAATGTAATCTACAATCTCTTCCATCCCACGGGATAGCTGGTCTTCAGGTACAGGGATTTCTGAGATACTGCCGTAAGTGTCTAACGGCTCAAATTGTCCTGCGATAAGGACATCATCAACAGTATCCCCAAACCTGCCTGACGCTAATCTGTTGAATATAACTCCACGAACAGCATTACGACCTTCGGTGCCTTCAGTATTAGCTTCAGCCCATACCACACGTTCTATCTTCTCCAGATCATCGTAGGATACGTTTGTCTCTGGCTCTGGGGGCTTTGCTTTAGGGCGAAGGTATGAGTCCACTACTCTGCTCCTTTAATCACTTCATCCCGAAGTGTCTTGAAACGCTTTAGTTCTAAGATTGCACCTTGGGCCTCTAGGATACGGTTAATATCCTTTTGCTTTTCCAAGTTGTCTCGGTGATGACGAATACGTTCTGCGACGTACTCCTCTAACCTTTCCATCTGATCCTTGTCGTTTACGAGCATCAGAAGGCTACGATAGAATTGTTTATCCATTTAACCTGCGGGCTGTTGTGGGCCTTGTTGTGGGGCCTGTTGCGGTTGCGGTTGGTTCCCCCCATTCGCTCCCCCACCTGCGCCTGTGAAGCCCTCTGCACCCGGTTCAGGAGCAGCGCCGGGAGCTATATTACCCCCGCCTGTACCTGTGGGATCATCAGGACTAGGTACACCCCCTTGCGGCGGCTGTTGGCCCTGTGGCGGTTGCGGCATCAAGGCCTGTATCTCCGCCATCATTTTTGCTTGGATAGCCGCTTCACGTTGATCGTTCAGGATCTTATCCTCATCCAGATCCATAGATGCTGCCAGTTCCCGTAAGATGTAATCGTATTTAACAAACGGCTGCATGGCTGGGTTCTGAGCCATCTGCATAAACTGGATCAAGCGTTGGCTACGGATCTCATTACGCATCAGGCTTTCTGTGCCACGGGCTTTAACTTCTAAGTCACCTTTGGCGATATCCTTGTCGAAGTTGAACTGCATGTTAAAGCTGAAGAGAGCTTTCCCTAGAGGGGATAACAGATAGTCATCGACATTACGCACCACCGCCTTGATGTTCTGTGCAGCCGCACCCATCAACATGGACATACCCGCAGCGGTTCTTCCAACCCCTGTTATACCGCCCTGTCCGTGGCTATAGGATGGGATACCCGTAGCCTCATCCGCCAACTGACGTGCTTTATCAAACATCATCATAAGCTCTTGGCTGACGTTAGGGAACTTGGTGCCGAAGATACTCTGCCCTGGGCTACCTGCCTGCCTGCGGAACACACGGCCCGGGTATATTTCCATATCCTGCCCCGGCACTAGGTTTGTTTCATCTACCTCTATAAGTAGATTTCCACTTAACGCAGAGTTATCCACCCCCATACGCATAAAGCCATTCATAAGAAGCTGGCTGTCTTCCATGTTTTCCGCAACACCTATGCCAAAAAAGCTATATGGAGAAAGCTCGTAGGGCACAGAATGGTACGGAATGGACATAGGTGTGAAGGGGTTTAGAACAAGGCGCAGGATCTGACCGTTGCACACCCAAGCATTTACTTGGATCTCATCACGATCTTCATATTCTGATGGGATTTCAATGTCAGCTTGCTCTGCTAACTCTGCATCCAAGATCCCCCAGTATTCCATCACCTCAAAGCGCTCTACTGAGCCTGTATTGGCATTATCTTCTAAGGTATCTTCCCAATACTCACGTACATAGCTTGCACCGAAATCTATAGCTGCTTCTATGCTCTCTTCACGGAAGTGTGGACGTTTCTTTAAAGCCCTCATCTGAGAACGGTTTAAACGATGGCGTTGTACCGTATATTCGGCTTCTGCCATGTTTCTAGCATCTGGATCAGGGTAAAAATCCCATATACTGACGTATTCTACCTTCGGAATAGTCTCATATAGGGGATCATAGTTACCATCTTCGTCCCAACGGGGGTATTCTTTAGCATGAGCAAAAGGCCCCTTAATAACGCCTGTACCAAACAAACAGGCCTCAAATGCCACGGATCTAAGGTGCTTTGAGGCGTTACTTTCCTCTAACTGATCGTGCATCTTCTTTTCCATCATCTGAGCGGCCCTACGTGCGGGTTCAAAGGTGATAGATCCAACATTGGTGCCTGCTTTGTTCTGTAGTTCGTTTTCAACAGGCTTCAGGATGTCTTTATAGACGCCTAAGTCCTTCGCAATGTCTGGACGGGCTATAGAAGTCTTAGGTTTGTAGTCTACACCGACTTTATCCTGCACTTTTTCGCTTGTAAGCTCATTAGGATCAAAAGAAACGGCATCAGAGACGTTATTAGGGTAACGGCGTGGCTCTAAGCCCACAGGAAACTTAGATCCTGCGAATAATACATCTACAACCTGTGCATAAGCAGCTAAAACCTTAGTCTTTGTGACTTTAATGAAAGCTTTTGACTTCTCTGTGGACGTAAACTGTACATCAGGGCCATATAAACCCCGATAATTGCGATACGCCTCTAGCCAACGGGTTTCATCCGTCAATCTACGGTCTTTAGAACGCTGGAATTGGGTTTCTATGAAGGAAACAACGCCAGAATACTCTGCATTTTCCTCTTCAATGTTTCCATCTTCTTCCAAAGCTATCACTGAGTCCATTTCAGTAGAATTTTCGGGCTGAAGATCAGTAGGTTTGTCCATTAAAGCCATGTTTTAGTATCCAAATATTGCGTCTGCAGGGCGGTGTTGGTATTGCGGTACGCCTTGACCCCAATCAAAGGGGGAAGTTGCTCTAGGGCGGCTCATAAGGCCGTATCTAAGGCTGTCGTAGGCGTGATCCGAAGCATATCTCGGGTCGATATCGTCTGTACCCTTGGGGTCTGAAGGTATTACAGGCAGATCCGCTATAATCTGTCTGCAGTTGTTGAAGAATATAAGACCGGGAAGGTCTGTCTCTTCATCTACCTTCAGCCTTTGGTGTAGTTGGTTCTTCCCTGCCACCCTTGCACCTGCGGTTCTATCGCTAGGACGCCATCTGCACCCCATAGAAATCATTTCTTCAGCAATGCTGGGGCCAATCTGTCCACGGTTATGCCAACAGGAGCTATCAAGCATACCGTATTGTATGGATTCTCCGATCTCTGCATCCATAACAGCAAGTCCGAGATCTTTGCCCGTATGCTTAGACAGGTACAACTCTCTGTACACGTAGAGAGTTTCGTAGCTGGGATCGATTGCATACCAATGTACAGCGCTGTAACTGCTATACCCATAGTCGCATGAGCGAAAACGCCGCCAATCTTTCGGAATATCGAAAGGCTCACAGGTGTGAACAGAAGCTTTAAACTCAGGAAACGCAGCACCTTCAGCAATATTCCAATCGCCTTCCAGTAACTGGCGTCTCTGCATCTCTGGTAAAGATAAAAGGTTGGCTTCGTACTGCCCGCCTTCCATCAGGTAAGGATTATCCTTCAGTGTTGCGGGGATAAACTTACGGTAGAATAAAGGTTCGCCTGCCTTCTCATGCCCTTCGGGGTAAACAAGCCTCTTTCCTGTCTCCACATCCGTTGCAACAAACTTTTTGTTGGCGGGTGCAGGGTCAATAAACATCTTCTTAACCCATGCATGTCCTGCAGAACCGGGGTTGGTAGTAGCCCTCATGTAGATTGGCATATCAGGATCTGTAGTCCGAAGCCGTGATCTCATATAGTTCCAAGCGAAGGGCGTTGGATATTGCGTAAGTTCGTCAAAAGCTATGTAGCTAAAGGCCTGACCTTGGTAACGCAGAACATCTTCGTCCCGCTCAAGGTAGGTCATCCATAATCTTGCGCCTGACGGGAAAGTCCATTGGCTTTTCTTCTCCGCCCATTTCGCTCCCTTGTACGCTTTCGGATACAGTTCCTGACTCTTCCAAACAAGTTCACGGAGTTCATCGTTTGTCCTTCTAAGGATGAGTCCGTTGAAAGCAGGGTGACCAAAATATCGCATGGGATCTGCGAGTAACGCAAAGCTTTTCCCGCCGCCTGCGCTCCCGCCGAATAAGACTTCTCTCTCTGATGCTGCGAGAAATTCCGTCTGCGGCCCTTTATTTGGTGCAAATATTACCTCATTGTTCTGTTGCTGAATAGAACCGAAGTCTAGCGTCTCTGAGATAGTTTCCTGCTCTTCTTCAGGTAACTTCTCCGCTAGTTTCTTTTCCATCATAGTATGGACACGCTTAGTGTCAGACATCTTACGACGGATAGCAGCCAGTTCCTTTTCTTCTTTGGTCTTGGGCTGCTTCTTTTTAAATGCCTTAGAAAGCTGCTTTAGTCGCTTACTGTCAGGACGATGCTCTTTCCATAGGTTCTTTAACCCTTGGTGTGATAGCTTACGCCCGGCTTTACCGATTAACCACTCAGCTACCTTGCGAGTGCTGTAGCCTTCTTCTAGATGATCAAAGGCCTGCTCCACCCATTGTACCATTTCAGGGTTAGGTAGCAGGACTAGCGGGTCATTATCATCCGCCATATATGCATATGGTATACGAGCGGTGCGGTTGGGCCTTAGCTTATTCTTCCACGTCATTCTGTTTCGGGGGTAGAACAAACATACCGCCGCCTTTAGTTTCGACTTGTATCTGCTCTTTCTTCACTAGCCCGGTGCGGTCTAAGATTTCTCTAGCCGCTGATATTGAGTTCCGTGCGCCCAGCGCTGAAGGGTCATCCAGAACATCTACAATTCCGTATGCTGCCTTTGGTGCATTCAAAGCCAACATCATAGAAGCTTGGTCAATAATCTCATCCCGAAGACCGCTAACCACTTCTTTAATCGCTGTGGATTTAGAATATCCTGCAGCGTCCATAGCATGGCGTATGTTACCCCGTGCCTCACCCATCAGGGCGTCCAAGAATGCTAACTGCTTCTCAGTATATTTCTTTTCTACTTCCATCATCCCATCGTCCTCATATAGACAAACGCAGCCCCTACAGACGCCGTGAATACAATCCACCATATCCGCTCAAAAAACTGTAACTTATGGCCTCTAGACGCAGTAAGCTGATCTAACTTAACGAGCCGATCCCACATAGCTTTTTGCTGATCATCGATGTGATCCATACGTTTAAACACAGTAATCATACGCTCTTCCATTCTGGCGAGAGTCACGACTGCGTTTGAGAGTTTATCCAA